AGTGATGCAGCGCACGGGGAACAACATTTTTACGATGTTGAAGTTAAACGCCTCGAATGTTGGTGCGTCAATAAATACGCATGGCGGCACGAGGTTGCGCGGGTCGTTAACTACTTGTAGACCGCTAACTGCCGTGAGCGTTGCTACTAGGTCGTCTAGAGCCTCGTTAAAGAGGTCTGTAAAGGTCACTGGCATGCGCTAGGCCACTTGCGGTCTGTCAATGCCAAGCAGTTGTTTAATCATGCCAGACAAGCCCGTAACGCTTACTGCGCCACCGTCTCCAAAACTAGCGAACTGGTCAATACTTCCCCGATTTCGGTAATACGCACCCCCCAGCATAATTGTGCCAAGCGTGATATCGCCGCTGGGGCTAGTGCTCGGGTTATCTATGTAACCAGCCTCTTGCCTGCGACGAAATGCAAACGCGTTACAAGCTGACGCGCACTGAGTCAAGAATGTGGTATCGGCAGCCGTGGCGGTTCCGATGCCTAACCAGTCTTCAATTTGCGCAGCGGTGACCCAAGTGCATGTAGGCGCATACGTAAGCGTGCCGGTTGCTGGGCCGCGCTCAACGTCTGCCGCCGTCAATGAAAACAAGACTTGGTTTGGTATCGGCAAGTCGTAGTTAAAAAGCAGGTCGCCGTACTCGTCTACGCCCAAATAATAGAACTGCGGGCATGCGTACACAGTGCGCGTGCCGTTGAATGTTGCGTCAACGGCCGCCACTGTGATGCTGTCGCCGGGCTGTACCAGCGCGTTAGTGAGCAGTTGCAAAACGCCGTAGTTATCAACGATTTGCTTGTGCGTGATTGAGTAGACCGCCATGGCGGATAACCGCCTTTCGGGTTATGCGTTTACGAGTTTGACGAACTTGGTTGCGTCTGCCATGAAGACAGCTGCGTAACCGCGGAACGCAATAGTGCGGCCAAGCGTGCTTGGTACGTCTACTGAAATTGCGCCTTTCATCTGCTCGTAGAACTCGAAGCCAGCGGCAGCGCCAGCGGCGTGACCAACTACACCAGAAAGTGTGCCGGTTGAAGTTCCGCCAGCCATGTTTTTGTCAACTACAAGCGACAAGCCCAATGGGTTGCCGTTCCATGAAGTTGCAGACTGTGTACCAGCTGCGTTTTGACCAACAAGGCTAGGTGCGCCAACAAATGGAAACACTGGACGGTCTTGGTTGTCCACGGCCATACCCAATTTTGCCCAAGTTACTGGCGAGACAACATAGTGCGTTGGCAAGTAGTTACTTGTGTTTGAGATTTGGTAAGCCGCACCGTAGATAGCCTCGACAATGTTTTGCCCCGAGAAACTGCTAAGCGTTTCGGTTTGTGTGGTTTGTGCTACCAACTGGTCTACTGCGTAGTTGTCGGTTGCTTGGCCGTAGGCGATTGCCAACTGCTCAAGAATGATGTTGATTGAAGCGGGGTCTGTCCAGTCAAGGTCTTGTTCTGACACGGTGACGTAAGTTCCAAAAGTAAGTTTGCTTACGTCATTGTTTGAAATAACAACGGTTGATGAGTCGAGCGCGTTGAGTTGGCCAGTTGGCTGTTCTGTTACTACTGGTCGTGTCGTAATTTTTGGACGGCGAAATGTTGCGCCAGCGGTGGGCATCGCTTTTGTCCCGATAGCTGAGACGAAAGGCCTCACCGGATTTAGCGAATCATACGTGCTGCCCGTAATAATTTCTGGGAGGATACCGGGTGTGTCAGCGGTGGTGATGTTTGGCGCAGCTGCGTGAATGCGTGCATTCATCTCAGCGAAAACGCTGCCACCTGCGTGCATTGCTGCAATGTATTCGCTAGGTGCTGGCAACTTAAATTGTGGTTTAGCAGTTGCCCACAAAGGAGCTGTAGGTGTTGATGCCTCTACTACTGGTGCTTGGTTTTCCGACACGGTTAACTCCTCTGGGGTTTCTGTGGTTTCTTTTTCGGTTTCGTTCTCGTCGGTGTCGGGTTCCGTCTCTGGTAATCCTATATCAGACTGTGCAGCAATTTGGTGGATTTTCGCATCGGCGAATGCTCCTTCAGACACCATTGACAATTCCGACCACAAAGCGGCGGTAACGTGCATAACGCCTTCTACCATTGTCCACTCTGTCGGGGTGGCGCCGACGCTCACGGAGTCAAGCACGCCGTCTTGGGCAAGTGTTAATGCTTCATCGCCAGCGTTAGTGGCTGAGATACGCGCGGCGAACATTACGCCTTCAGGTGTTTCTACGCGCTCGGTCACAATGCCAATGGGCTTTGTCGAGTCGTGGTACTGCATAAGTTTTGGCGCGGGGCCGTCAACTGGCAAACTGCCCGGCAAAAAAAGTACTTCTTGCCCGGTACTGGTACGTGCGGCCACGTTATATGGGGCGGCTAAACCGTAAATTGTGCGCTTAGGTGTTGCGCCTTTTGCGGCCTCAACAGTAAAAGAGCTGGGGGTAAACCTAATCATTTCTAACCTCGCTTGGGTAATCCATTGGGTTTTGGTTTGCGGTTGGCATTGAGATTTCTTCTTCTACGTCTATTTCGCCCATATAGGACTCTGACAAATAAGACTCAACGTCAAACTTAACGTAAGTGCCGTGGGGCAATACGTTGTCACTAGACAATGTTTCGCTTATGCAGTCAATAAAAGCCTTGGCGCCAAATAGGTAAAGGTCGGCGCGTGCGCCTTGACTGGTGGTGTATTGGTAACTGCCTTGGTCAATTCCAGCAAGGTAGTTGGGGATATTGGCGGCCCGGCAGAGTTCACGACTCTGGAAGTCGCGAGACTCTACCAACATCATTTTGTCTGGTGTTGCGGTAGTGGCCTCGTATGTTAACGACTCCGAAAGTGCCGCTGTCTGGTTTGTCATTCTGGCCGCGTTAAAAAGTGAAGCCAAGTCGGCAAGTTCTTGGCCGCTTAAAGGCTCCCCCGAGATTTGCCGAAGCACACCGGCCGGTATGGCGCTTTCGGCATTGCGTCGTGCGCTTTCGGTTAGGCGAAGCGCGGTTTGTATTGCATCGTTTGACGTGTAAAGCAAACCTTGGATTGGTGAAAGAAACTGCACTAAGTTTTCGGACTCAATAGGCAGACCAGAAAAATAAACTTGTTTAGACGGGCCAAACCATACTGGTCCGGCTTGGTCTTGGGTGGTGACCATTGCAGCTGGTAGGCGCTCAAATGAAGCGGGGTAACCGTCGGCAGTTCTAGATTTTACATAAAGAAACGCTCTTCCATAGAAGAAAAGGTCATCAAATAACCAACTTAGACAAAAGTTATTTGGCACGTCGGGGTCTAGTCGAGCAAGCCAAGCGCGGGGGGCGAGTGGAACGGGTTCCATTTCTTCGCCGTTCCAAATGTCGCGATACATCTCAAGTTTCAGGCAACCAACAACGCTGGCCATAAGGTCACGAGCGCGTGAGATAGTCGGAACGCTCATAGCAATTTGGCGCATTTCGCCATTGGTGTAAGCGTAGAAATTGTTTATTTGGGTGGCGCCAGAGTTTCCGCCGTAGCCATAACCAACGGCAGCTTTAACTTCGGGGTCAACTGACGTGCCGAGTGCAGCAACTTTGTTACGTCCAAATAAAGCCATGTGGATATCTTGCCATTTCCTATGTGGGTAAATGTGGATAACCGACCAAATCCCGACGAAATGGCCGGCTGTCCACAAGTCAGTGTACTACCTGCTGATAACAAGTAAAGGTTTGCCGGCAGAACTTGGGCGCGACTCTAAAGCGGCGGCCCATACCATGCACCGGGCTAACTCAATAGGCCCCGGACTGCGAGTACTGCTGAGAGCCACGGAACCTTGGTGCTTAATCATTGTCGCTCGCTCGACGTGTTCGGCAAGTAGTTTTTCGCCAGTCTGGCCTATGCGGTTTTCTACGATTAGTGACCGGACGGCGAGAGTCCATTTTAGCAACTCACGGTAGCCAACAATAGTGCGCCGGCGCTCATGCTTGGGCGGGCAGTGAGTTTCCAAGACTGGCGTTATGGCGATACGCAGCTGGGGCGCGCGTTCTACTTCGCGCTCAACACATGCCCACATTTCGGCCATGTTGTCTACGTCAAATGCTGTAGTTATTACGGTTTTATTTTCTACGCGCACGGCGCGCACGCCAACATACCGTGCCTCGTCAATGGACTGCTCAATAGCAAGTACCCCGCCGGCTGGGACTTCGCCAGTAAATAGGCAGGCTTCCCAGAGGCCGTTTTCTAACCAGCCCGAGTGGCTGCTAGTCCAAGTGTTGACCGACCCGCGTAGAAACGCGTTGCGGTTTGGTGCCTTGGCTTCGGCCTCAATTACTGACATGTCGAGCGTGTAACCAAGCGCGGGGTTTGCGTACTTCCAAGCCTCGGGCGTCATCGGGTCTATGTTGCTCGGGGGGCTGAACTCAGCGAAGTAGAGCGGGCCGTGGTCGCCAGCGTCAATAGCGCGTATACCTTGCTCGCGCCAACGCAACATGGCCTTTGACTCGGGGGTGCCGGCAGTTGACCACATAGACATAAGCGGGTTTTTTCTTGCGCGCTGGGACGGTAGCAAGCCTTCGTCAATGGCGGCTTCGCTCACACTCCATACCTCGTCTACGCAAATGAGGTCGGCGCTGTAACCGTGGCCGGCTTGTGGGGTCGCAGCTCTAACTAGCCATGTGCTGCCGTCTGGCATCTCTAAGTTCATGCGGCCGTATGACCAAGATATTTTGGCATTGAACTTGGCACCAAGAATGGGTGCAAGGTACTTAAATAGCGCGGTAGACAAGTCGAGTTGATGACTGCAAGTTATGACCGTTTGAGGTTTGCCACGGTTGCCGCCTTGGGTGCAGAGCCACCAGCCGATAAGTGCGGCCATGGCAGTCGTCTTGCCGTTCTGTCGCGCAACGCTCACCAACGAAACACGGTTAACAAAATTGCCGTTGGGTTTCATTTCGGTTTGCCCGGCAAGTACTCGAAGCTGCCAAGGCTGTAAAGCAACGCCTAAAACCTTCTCTGAGAAATCCCCAATGTCTGCCGCGAACGATAGCGCCTCACTGTTAGTGGTCGTTTCTAATCGGGGCTGGTCGTGGCCAGTTACCGCTAGTTCGCTTGTTTTCGCCAAAAATAGAGGATTTAGGACT